CCAAATCAGTTCACAGCATTCATGACAAAGCGAATGAATATTCCGGAAGGGAATAAAGACGTTCAAGTTACTGAATGGGAAAATATTCTCGCAACCAATAAACCAATCCCTGATTTAACAGGCAGAACTGGTGTAGTAGGAATTGACTATTCCAAGGTAATAGATTTTGCAAGTGCAGTAATCCATTTCAGAGCGGGAGATATTCGATATGACATAGGACATTCGTGGTTGTGTTTACAATCCGCTGACATTCCAAGATTAAAAATACCATATAGGGAATGGGCAAAAGATGGATTAATAACCCTGGTTGATGATGTGGAAATACATCCCGATTTAATTGCTAACTGGGTAGCAGAACAGGCAATAAAATACAATTTACAGAAACTGGTGCTTGATAATTTTAGATATGCGTTGTTGGCAAACTCACTTTCAAAAATTGGCTTTGATGCAACGGATTATAAAAATGTGAAGTTGGTGAGACCTTCGGACATCATGAAGGTTGTCCCTATAATTGACCGCTGCTTTGCTAACCAGTGGTTTATTTGGGGTGACAATCCTTTGATGCGCTGGTGTGTTAATAATACAAAACTGGTGCATTCGAGTAAAAATATTGGGAGCGATACGGGGAATTTATTTTATGCAAAAATCGAAGGTAAAAGCCGAAAGACGGATGGTTTTATGGCACTTGCACACGCAATGTGTATTGAAAACGAACTGGGCGATGGTGAATTTATAGTGGCCGATATGCCGGTATATTCATATTAAAGGAGGTGAGAAAATAAATTGGGACTTTTAACCTATATCAGAGATTTTCTAAGCGGAAGCGGCAGCGATCGTATTCTAACGACCACCGCTATTTCTGATGAAGAATTCTATAATTTGGTAACTGAGATTCACATCAGAGAGCTTGCTTTTTACAGTTGCGTAAATATGATTGCAAATTCAATAAGCAAATGCGAGTTCAAAACATTCAAAGCAAACAAAGAAGTCAAACTAAATGAATATTACTTATGGAATATCGAGCCGAACAAAAACCAAAACTCCTCAGCTTTTACTCATAAATTAATCAGTCAGCTTTACCGGGACAATGAATGTTTAGTTGTAGAAGAGAACGGTCAGCTTCTTGTAGCTGATAGTTTCCAACAGACAGAATATGCATTATTTGACAACTTATTTCAAGGTGTCACTGTTGGCAATTTTACATTCAATAAAACTTACAATATGTCCGAGGTAATGTATTTCAAATTATCTGAAAAGGATATGCGAAAAGTTACGATTGGCATATATGAAGGCTATGGCAAGCTCATTGCATATGGCATGAAGGCTTATCAGAAGTCAAAGGGCAATCGTGGAGTATTAAATTACGAAACCATTGCACCAGGCAACGAAGCAGCCAAAACAGCATTTGATGACCTGATGAATAATAGGTTTAAGAAGTTTTTTACCGCCGAGAATACAGTATTACCATTGCCAAAAGGTTATGCGTACACCGATATTGGCAGTAAGACCTACTCCGATTCAAGCACACGAGATATTCGAGCCATGGCAGATGATATATCAGACTTCACCGCCAAGGGCTTTGGTATTCCCCCAGCATTAGCAAAAGGTGATATTGCAGGGATAAAAGATGCTATGGATTCTTATTTGACATTTTGCATTGACCCACTTGCCGATATGATAAGCGAGGAGGCTAATAGAAAACGGAATGGTTACGCTGGTTTCGCTAAAGGAAACTATCTTAAAATTGACACAACTTGCATAAAACACATTGACATTTTTGGATTAGCAACAAGCATTGATAAGTTAGTTGGTTCAAGTGTATATAGTCCAGATGAGGTAAGGGTTAAGTTGGGCGAAGTTCCGCTTGATGAGGAGTGGAGCAGAAAGCACTATGTCACAAAAAATTACAGTACCGTTGAGGATGTTCTAAATGCTTTGAATGCGGGAACGCCCGCGTAAGTGAGAGGAGGTGAAAATATTTGAAAAAGATGTGGGAATTTAAACAGGCGACGCAAGCGGACACATTAGACCTTTACATCTATGGTGACGTAGAAGATATTGCTATTGACTGGGTAAATTATTGCTATGTTGAATCAGAAAACTCGGCTAAATTTTTCCGAGAGGAACTAAGTAAAAACCCCGATGTAAAGCAAATCAATATCTATATCAACTCATATGGCGGTAGTGTGTTTGAAGGTACAGCTATTTATAATCAACTCAAACGTCACCCAGCACAAAAGACAGTTTATATAGACGGTTTCGCTTGCAGTGTTGCATCTGTTATTGCTATGGCTGGTGATAAAATTGTAATGCCTAAAAACGCAATGATGATGATACACAATATGTGGAATATCGTGATGGGGAATGCAAAAGAACTTAGAAAGGCTGCTGATGACCTGGACACAATATCCGAAGGGAACAGACAAGCCTACTTGCAGAAAGCCGGGGATAAACTCACAGAAACTAAGTTAATTGAAATGCTGGATGCTGAAACGTGGTTAACCGCAGAACAGTGTATTGAATATGGCTTGGCTGATGAATACGCCGAAAAGGAAGCAGACCTCACCAAGGCTAAAGAAATGCTACAAAAGGCGAATCTGTCAATTGCACAGCATGTTGAATTTAACAAATCTTTAGCAGCTCAGCTGAGGGAAATTGTAGAACCAGTTGAGAAAGCAAAAGAGGAAGTAATTGAACCAGTCGAAAAGGCTGATCCGATAGAAGAACCAAAAGAGAACAAAACATTAAAATTTATACAAGCGTTAAATCGCTAAGAAGGAGAAAAACAAGATGAAAAACAAAGACACTTTGCAGACAGAAAAAGCCGCAATTTTACAGAAATTAAATCAGGCTATCAAGGATGGCAGTGAGGAAGCCTTCGCCGATGCGTTCACTGAATTTTCGTTAAACATCCAAGAATCTGTTATGGCAGAAGCGCATTTAATGGTACAGTCGGCAGATACTACTGTCCTGGCATCCCGCGGGGTTCGCCAGCTCACCTCCGAGGAAAACAAATACTATCAGGCTGTTATTGAGGCCATGCGCTCAAACAGTCCTAAACAGTCACTTGCTGATCTTACAGTTGTACTGCCGATCACCACGATTGACGCAGTGTTTGACGATTTGCTCGCAACGCACCCGCTTTTGAACGTTATTGACTTCCAAAACACCAGCGGATTGATTGAGTATATCGTGAACACAAACACCAAACAACTTGCGACATGGGGCGCATTAACCGCCGCAATCGTAACAGAACTCACCAGTGGCTTTAAGAAAATCCCCTTGACCTTAATGAAATTATCTGCGTTCCTCCCGGTAGCAAAATCAATGCTGGATTTAGGTCCTGCATGGTTAGATAGATATGTTCGTGCCATATTAGCTGAAGCAATCGCTTTTGGGCTTGAAGCAGCCATCATTAACGGTACCGGCCTTAATATGCCAATCGGTATGAATCGTCAAGTACAGGACGGTGTTGTTGTCACCGGCGGAGTATACCCATTAAAGGCTACAGTGCCGGTTGTATCATTGGATCCTATTTCCTACGGTGCCTTAATCGGCGGGATGGCCGTGGACGCTAACGGGAATGCGCGTGTGGTTAACGGCGTGATTATGATCGTCAATCCGCAGGACTATTTGACCAAGGTATTCCCTGCAACTACCGTAAGAAGCGCAGATGGTACCTATAAAAACGATGTGTTTCCGTTCCCTACAACGGTTATTCAGTCCACAGAAGTTCCAGTAGGTAAGGCCATATTTGGACTTGTTAAGCGTTATTTCATGGGAATCGGCACCGCTAAAAGCGGCAAGATCGAATTCTCCGATGAGTACAAATTCTTGGAAGATGAGCGCGTTTACCTAATTAAGCTCTACGGCCAGGGCATGCCATTGGATAATAATTCTTTCGCATATGCGGATATAAGCGGTCTAGTCCCAACAATCCAAAGTGTTACAGTAGTTGGAGTTGTTAGCACTGATGAAGTAGTTTAAAGGAGTAGCATATGAGAGTAAAGGTAGTAAGAACATATGTTGACAAATATACTCACTTTCGACACATAAAAGACACAGAAGTTGAAATGACCAGAGGGCGGTTTGATGAAATTGCCCTCTCTGGCCATTTTGTGGAGGAAATTAAAGAAGCAGCAAAGCTTGTTTGACTATTGCAGATATGTTAGATCTAACGCGTTAGATGACTTTCAAAGCAATTATCTGCATGAACTGCTTTCGCTTCAAATTAACAAGGAGGTAGCGGCTTATGTTGAAAGCTTACCAGTCGTTTAATGATGGGATAGTTAATATTTATGAAGTCGGTAATACCGCACTTCCAGGGAATATGCCAAAGGAAGGATTAATATTACAGCAGACTTTGAGATACAAGGAGCGAACAGTAGGATTTAACAGATATTATGCCGCACTTCAAAACAACATCAAAGTTGATTTTGTTATTAGATGTCCCGAAGTTAGAGGATTATCCGAAAAAAACACTGACATCCTGGTGGCGACACTAAACGGTGGGCAGCAATATGATATAAAGCAGATACAATACCCGGAAGATGTCGAACCACCAGTAATGGACTTGACTTTAGAAGGGCTGGGTGTAGCGTATGACATTAGCTAATTTAAAGGTTGCCTTACTCACTGTCACTGATAAAGTATTTCATTTCGACGCAACGGGAGTGACGGGTAACTATATCGTATGGGCTGAGGACGGACAAGCTGATTCAGTGTGGGCTGATGGCAGGATGAAAGAGCAAACCATTACAGGCACTATAGACTATTACACAAAGGTTGAGTATGACGTTACATTCAATGCCATACAAACAGCTTTAGATGGAATAGGCATATCGTATAGGCTTAACTCAATCCAATACGAGGAACTCACAAAATATATCCACACTGAGTGGGTGTTTGAAATTGGCTAGAATTACATTTATGGCAGGTGAGGAATTCGCGCTGGCCATATCAAGATTAGCGACACAATCTGAAGAAATAGCCAAAAAAGCCATTTATGAGGGCGCTCATATTATTGCAGATAAAATAAAAAGCAATCTCGAAGGGGTTTTGTCATCAGAAGCAACTGGGGAACTGGTGGCTTCTTTTGGTGTTACACCAATCGAAAGGGACAAAAATGGAGACTGGAATGCAAAAATAGGCTTTGACGGCTATGACAAAGACGGCGTGGCTAACCAATTAAAAGCCCGGGTTTTGGAGAGTGGCTCTTCTAAACAAAAAAAGAGACCATTCGTGAGACCGGCAGTAAACGCAACCAAGAAGCAAGTAGTTGAAAAAATGGGTCAAGTTATTGACGAAGAAATAAAAAAATTAAATTTATAGGAGGAACATTATTATGGGATTAGTAAATAGTGCCACAACGGGCATTAAAAAACTTGTGTATGCAATTATGACAGATGAA